GGCCTGGACTTCCTGACGTTCACCATGCAGCGGTGGATCTCCCGGTGGGAGCGCTGGTGGACCGCCCTGACCCCACCCGGGATGTACGTCAAACTCGACACCTCCCCGTTGCTGCGCACCGACGCACTGACGCGCTGGCAGATCCACCACATGCAGATCGGCGCCCGCATCATGACGCAGAACGAGATCCGCGTCTCCGAGGACATGCCGCCGCTCACTCCCGAGCAGCTCACCGAGCTGAACGAGCTCGTGACGCCCATCCCGCCCCCCATCGGCTCCCCGAAGATCGGATCCTGAGATGGCCATTCAGACCGCCCGGGTCGCCCTGGGCACCTCCCTCGACGTCCTGGCCGAGCACCGCAGCGCGATGCGCGGCGCCCGGGAACGGCGCGCCCGCCCCGCCCAGTTCGAGTTCCGTGCCCGGCCCGACGGCACCGGCGGCACCGCCTACAGCTTCACCGGCTACGCCGCCACCTTCGAGCAGCCATTCGACATGTGGGACGCGTGGGGCGACCCGTACCAGGAGGTCCTGAGCGCGAACGCCTGCAACCGCACCCTCGCGAACAACGCCGACGTGCAGTTCCTGATCGGGCACGACGAGGCCAGCATCCCCCTGGCCCGCACCAAGTCCAGCACCATGTCCCTGTCGGCGGACTCGTCCGGGCTGCATGTCGCGGTTCCGTCACTGGACGGCCGCTCGCCGATCGTGCAGTCCCTCGCCTCCGCGATGGAACGCGGCGACATGGACGAGATGTCGATCGGATTCATCTGTACCCAGCAGGACTGGTCGCCGGACTGGATGACCCGCCGCATCAACGAGATCAACCTCAACCGCGGTGACGTGTCGGTCGTGTGCTGGGCGGCGAACCCGAACACGGCCGGCGCGTCGATGGCCGCCGTGCCCGTCTCGGAGGCCGCGTCCCGCCAGGCCGGCCTCGGCCGCGAGCGCCGCACCCCGACCGAGCCGTACACCGTACACCCCGGCGAGGACAACGAGTGCCCGCAATGCCACTCGATGAATGACCGCGACGCCGCCTACTGCGACCAGTGCGGTACCGCGGTCAAGGCCACCGGCCAGTCGGTGGTGGACGAGGACGAGACGCAGCGCTGCCCGTGCGGCAACTGGAACGCGGCCGACGCGAAGTTCTGCGACCAGTGCGGCACGAACATCGCCTCCGACCTGGACGCGGACAACGGCGGTTCCGGCAACGGCGGCACGGAGGCGCCGGTCGGCTGGGACTGGCGGCGCGGCCGGCGGCCGGAGGACCGGGCGGCGCAGGGCGTCGAGCCGGACTTCTCCACCAAGCCGCCGCAGAACCTCGCCGCGCACGGCGACGGCTCGCTGACTTGCCCGAACGGCGGGTGTGAGGCGCCGAACGCGTCCGATGCCGCGTACTGCGACCAGTGCGGGGAGTGTCTGTACGACGAGGGCGGCCTGATCCGTGACGGCCAGCTCGACGACGTGGTCACGGACACGTCGGGGCTGATCGAGGAGGCGGACATGACGCTCTCGGCCGACGACGACGGGCGTGAGCAGATGGCCCGCCGGCTGACGCTGCTGAGGCTGCGCGCCCGATAGTCGGCCACCGCTGTCCGTTAATCGGACGTCCGGTGTATTCTGCACCTTGACGCACGCACGACCCGGAGCACTCGCCACGCGACCCCGGCCCGGCCTGAACACCCGGGACACGACTCGCAGGAGCGACCCGCCACCACTCCTCTGCGGCAGCCCGACAACCGTCGATGCAGAGGAGAGACCGCGATGGCGGTACTCGAAGACCTGCGCGAGCAGCGCAGCGGCCTGATGGCCGAATTGGAGACCCTGAACAAGGAGAGCAAGCTCTCCGACGAGCAGCGCTCCCGCTGGGACGCGGTGGAGACCGAGATCACCGCCCTGGACGGTGAGATCGAGCGCCGCGCCCGGCAGGCCGAGCGCGAGAAGCGCGCCGCGACCGACCGCGCCGAGCGCTCCGGCGGCCAGCGCGTCGACATCACCAACGGCAGTGAGCAGCGCTCCTCCGGCTGGACCGTCGGCAACGAGCCCCAGATCTACGGCAAGGGCTCGCGCAACAGCTACTTCCTGGACCTCGCGCGCTCCGAGCTCAACCGCGGCGAAGGCCATGGCGGTCCCACCGCCGCCCGCGACCGGCTGCGCCGCCACGCGCAGGAGATTGACGTAGAACTGCCCAAGCGGCAGCTCGAGCTCGACCGCCGCGCGGAGCAGGCGCTCCAGGAAGCCCTCATGTCGGGCTCGTCGAAGGAGCGCCGCGCCGCGCAGCGCATGTACGAGGCGGGCCTGTCCCCGTTCGAGCGCCGGTTCGTGAGCCGGACCGATGGCGCCGGCGGATATTTCGTGCCGCCATTGTGGCTGATCGACGAGTACATTCCGTACCTGCGCGCCGGTCGTGAGCACGCGGACCTGGCCCGCCAGCTTCCGCTTCCTGGCGGCACCGACAACATCAACATCCCGCGCGTGACCATCGGCTCCGCCACCGGCCCGCAGGTTGCCGACGGTGGCCCGGTTCCCGGCCGCGACATGACCGACAACTTCGTCTCCGCGCCGGTGCGCACCATCGCCGGCCAGCAGGACGCCGCGCTACAGCTGCTCGATCAGTCGCCGATCACCTTCGACGAGGTGATCTTCCAGGACCTGACCAACGACTACAACATGCAGCTCGACGGGCAAACCCTTGTCGGCTCCGGCGTGGCTGGCCAGATCGCCGGCGTCTACCCCGCTGGCGCCATCTCGAGCTCGAACCAGATCGTTGTTCAGAACACCAACACCAACGCCTCGCAGACGTGGGTGGCCAACGGCGGATCCGGCGACACGCTGTTCCTTTCGTCCGGCAAGCTGCTGTCGCAGGGCGCGCGTACGCGCCTGATGCCGTTCGACCGGTGGGTGTGGAACCCCACTCTCTGGTACATGCTGCTCTCGACGCTCGACTCGCAGAACCGGCCGCTGGTCGTGCCCGGCGGCGAAGGCAGCGCGTTCAACCAGGCCGCCATGGACGACGACGGGCCGCTGTCCGAGGGAGTCGCCGGGATCTACTACGGCCTCCCCGTCACCCTGTCAGTTAACATGCCGCTGACCTTTGGCGGCGCGGTCGCGCCGCAGATCACGACCGTATCTAACGGGACGTTCGCTCCGACCCCGGGCTCCGGGACGAACGCGAACTACACCCCGATGCTCGCCGAGCGCACCAGCGACCTGTTCCTGTGGGAAGGCGAGATGCGCACCCGCGTCCTGTCGGAGGTCCTGTCTGGCAATTTGCAGATCAGGTTCCAGGTCTACAACTACGTCGCATACATGACCAACCGGTACCAGTCCTACAGCTCGCCCGGTCAGGTCGTGTCCTACGGATCGGTGTTCACCGGCTCCAGCAGCAACTTCAACCCGCTGCTCAACCCCGTCAACCTCGGCTTCTAGTCCGGAGAACAGGAGACACGCATCATGGGTGACCTCGTTTCCGGGCGGTACCCGGACTACGAAGTGGAGTGGCTGCTCGACGGGCAGCCGAATCCGCCGTACCGGCGTTCGATCTCCCGCGGCGACGTCAACACCGTCACCGGCGCGATCGGCGCGACCGGCGTCGGCTACGTGGTTGCCGTCCCGGTCCAGCCGGGCGACATCATTCACTCGATCAGCTTCGTGGCCGGTTCGACCGCGGGCGCGACCCTCACGCACTCCTTCGCGGCGATCTACTCCGGTGTCTCGACGTCCTCGGTGTTGCTCGCGCAGTCCGCGGACAACACCGGCGCCTCGTGGGCCGCGAACGCCGTGCGCACCTACACCCTGGCCACGCCATATGTCGTGGCCGGAACCACGTACACCCCGCAGGGCTCGGCGCCCGTCTCGACGCAGAACGGGCCGCTGGTCATCGGCGTCATGCTCTCGGTCACCGGCACCACTATCCCGACGCTGCACGGCATGGCCGGCGGCCCGGGAACCGCGGCCCCGGTCCTGACCGGTCAACTGCCGCTCGCCCAGACCGCGGGCTCGTCCCTGACGGCGACCGCCCCGGCGACCCTCGCGGGCGCGTCGGCGTCGTCGACCGGGTTCGTGCCGTACGTGATCCTCAACTGACCCCAGTCGGCCGGGCGCCCTGGCGCGGGCGCCCGGCTCCCCTCCTGCGCCAGGGAGACCCCATGTACGACCCCGAGCACCCGGAGCGCCCGGCCCAGGATCGGCGCGCCCCGATCCCCCCGGAGCCCTCCCGCCAGGACGCCCTCGGGCGCCTCAAGCGGGAACGCTGGCACGCCCAGCAGGCCGGGGAGCTCGGCCGGGTCGCCGAGATCGACCGGCAGATCGCCGACCTGTCGGCGCGCAACGCCCCCGCCTCGCCGAGGCGCGAGACGACCAGCAGCACCGCGCCCCAGGAGCGGCGCGCCACCACTCCTCGAAGGAAGAAGTGATCTGACATGTCGTTCGCATCCGATCTGTTCTCCGGGCTGACCGGTTTCCGTGACCACCTGGTCGCCAACGTGGAGTCCGCCGCGGGCCCCGTCGTCGCGGCCGTCGAAGGCCACCTGGCCCGGCTCGAGCCGCTGGTGGCCTCGAACGTGCTCGGCGCCGAGGACGAGGCGAAGGCGATCCTGCACGAGCTCTACAGCAAGGTCGTGGGCGAGGTGAAGGCCGAGGTTTCCACGCCG